ATCGCTCGACAGGAGAGGTAACTGTAAGCGGTACGGTTACGGATATGACTGCGGGAGATATCTTTGTTCAAAAAGGCGACATTAACGCTAAAATTAGCGGATTTGAGGCATGGATTCCACGCGTGCTTGACGCAAATAACAAAGATTTTTTTAGTCAAGACCGCAGTGCTGACGTTTCTCGCTTGGCGGGTCAGCGTTTTGACGGCTCTGCTTTGCCTATTGAAGAAGCCCTTATCGAAGGTGCATCTTTGGTAAGTCGAGAAGGCGGGGCTCCTGATTATTGTTTTGTTGACTTTAAAACCTTTTCAAACATCGAAAAAGCTCTTAGCTCCAAGGTCGTTTACGGCGAAGTAAAAGCTCGCGATGTTGACATGGGCTTTGCATCTATTGCGCTTCGCGGTCCTCGTGGAATTATTAACATTGTGCCTGATCAAAACTGTCAGCCGAATCTGGCGTGGATGGTCCAGCTTGATACCTGGAGCCTTAATACTCTTGGCGAAGCTCCGATGTTCTTGGACTTTGATAACAATCAGATGTTGCGGGAAAATTCGGCAGATGCCTATGAGGTACGCATGGGCTACTACGGTAACCTGGCTTGCAATGCCCCGGGATACAACTGCCGCGTAGCACTGGCATAATTTAACTCACAGGAAGGAGACTAAATTATGGCTAGTAGAGACTTTAAACCGGTAAAAGCGTTAGAGCGCGCTGTCATTATTATCGGTGGGCGCATTGCGTTCACTGATGGCACAATGACAGGAGTGTCTGAGGGCACTGGCTTTACATGCTCCAATATTAGTTCTGGCGTTTTTACGATTACGCTTGATGATAAATACAGTGACCTTTTGTACTGTGCGGCACATGTTGTCGGTACAGGTGGTCCAGAGAGATACATTGAGCTAACAGCGCATGACGTTAGTGGTGCTAAAACATTGTCGTTCGTCTGTAATGACCAGGGTGATAACGATGTCACTGGTGATTCAGACAACGACCAGGAAATTCAATTTATTGCATTCCTGAAAAACAGCAGTGTAACCTAAGTAGGAGCTTGCCATGCAGGGCAAAGAAAATCTTGCTGTGATGATTCTTGAAAAGGCCAAAAAAAAAGGGTCTGAAGAGGATGATGCCGGCTTGATGAAAAGGGAGGCAGGGGAGAAATTCCTCAAAGCCATCCAAGATAATGATGCCGAGGCGGTCGTTAACGCGATGTCAGACTTGGCTACCATGATGGACTAATTGAACGGGGGCCACGTGCCCCCGTTTTTCCTTTGGGGGACAGGTATGCCGAACAATACCCTGACGTTGGCCAACTTAATTACAGCAGTTCGCCGACGTGCGGATATGGTGGGCTCTACCTTTGTTTCTGATGCTGAGATTGTTGATTATATCAACGTAGCTATGGCCGAGCTTCACGATATCCTTGTAACTAAGTTTGAGGATTATTACGTCAAGGAAGAAACTTACACTCTTCCTGCAACAAGCCCCACAAGTCTCCCAAGCTCATTCTACAAGGCTCTCGGTGTTGACTTGGATGTCGGGGGCGTTACTTACCGTTTAAGGTCGTATTCGTTTCAAGAGCGGGCAACTTACAACTCTCCGGGCATTATTGCCGCAACAATCACAAACACGATGTATCACATTCAGGGTAATCTGATTAAATTCATCCCTGACCCTACAGTGTCTGGGACAGCCACCCTTTTCTACGTGCCTGAAGTGACTCGGTTTGATGC